AGCTGTTATTAGTTAATAACTCAGCTTCATTAAATCCTGTATTAGAAGCATCAAGTACATAAGACTGATTACCTCTATGACCATCATTCATTGGGTACCATAGTGTAAGGTTAGAGTTAGTTAATTGTGTACCTACACCTGTTACACTGTTCCCACCTCTATTTAATGCTAATTGTTCTGGATTAAGATAGTCATAAGTTACATCAGCTTGTGTCCATGTAGCATTCCATATTTGTACGTCAGACATTAATCCATCTGCAGGATATTGTGGAATAGCTGTATTAGCTGCACCTATAGACACATTACTAGTAAGATAAGCTTCACCTAAAGGTTCGCCTAAACCATCAGAGTTTTTAGCTTCAACACCATTTAAATATATTTTACCTCCAGATACAGAGTCGTAAGTAACTACTATTCTATACCACACGTTGTTTTTTATTGTACCAACATCAGTTTTGAAGTTGTTATGGTCTAAAGCCGAATCACCACCAAGTTGATTAACGTTAACTCTTACTGCGCCTCCATATATAGTTACCCAAACACCACTACTCCAACCAGCAGTAGTTCCAACAATAGTATCATATGAGCTATTAGTATTACTATGATACCAAGCAGCTACAGTAAAATTTGTTGTAGAATAAGCTTTAGCACTTGTAAGAGAAGTAGTTAAATAATCAGTAATACCATCAAACTCTAATGCTCTACCTGAATATATTTGTGCGTGATTGTTGTTACCAGAAGTATCTAATCCTTTAGCTCGTGTTGGTTTTAATATTGTTTGTACTGTAGCTGCCATTAAATTAGTAACCCCACGTTTCCATTAATTTTATATATTTTTACATCAGATATAGTTATATCATTTACTTGACTAGCAGTATCTCTTTCTACTCTCCAGTATGTACTGTCAGATGAATCCCATAAAAATGTATATGTTCCAGCTGCGAGCATGTCTGCATCAGGGTCATCAGCTGCAGGTCTTATTCTCCATCTTCCAGTAAGACTAGTAACAGTTACGACCATTTTATATGCAGCCCCTGCTTCTAGTATAGCAGAACTAGGCTCGTATTTAATTTGAACATGGTCACCATCTGAATCAGTCTGTAATCGCAGAGTTTTATTATCGTTATCAATATAAGTAAATGTAGTAGAATTATTAGCATTTGTTATGAAATCACCAACATTACCTGTACTTATACCTGTTCCAGTAAAATTAGAATCCCAATTTAATAATTCGTCTCCATAAGTAGTTAACCCAGAATGATGGTTATCATATACAATAGGTCCTTGGCCTAAAACACTTGTTTCGTGAGATTCATCTAAATTCCACCATCCTTGCAAATTTGTTTTTTCACTAGATATTAATCCAGAATATTTCTTGTTCATTATAGATTTAATTTGTGCTTGTGTTAATGTTGCATTCCATATACCTACATTACAAATATACCCGTTAAATGCGTACGAACTACCAATTTCATTACCTATTGTTAAAGTATCACTTAAATCTGCAGTTCCTGATTTAGATGCAGTAGATGGGACTCCATTCAAGTAACTTGTAATAGTAGTACCGTCCCAAGTAAAAGCAACGTGTTGCCATGTGTTTGCTCGAAGAGCGCCTGAATTAGCACTAGTTCCCTGCATTTTTATGTATAAATTTTCAGACCCTGTCACATACCATAAAAAACCATCATCAGCAGCGTCTCTAGCTGTTGCAATAGCTTTTGTATCACCATCTGCAACAGGCCATATCCATGCTGACATTGTTATGTTTGTGTAGTTAGGAACAAGTGAAGTAGTAACACCATCATCACCCGCTCCATCAAAATATGCAGCACCATCACTTACAGGTATTACACTGCCTGCATCATACTTATGCTTTAGTACGAGGTTATCTGTTACTATACCAGGTGTTATGGGTTTAGAAATTGCTCTTGATAAGTTACTACCTAATCCTAAAGGCATATTAACCTATATAAGCTATTACTGCGCCAGAAGTTAAATCTATACTAGTCCAACGACCATAAATAGTCATTCCTGCTGGTATAGTTTCTGAAGCCATTGTGTTACCATTATATGAACCTACACCATAACCATTTGTAGTATCTGCAGGTGTTAATACATTAAATATAGTATCTTCTACACATTGTATTGCTACAAAGTTTCCTGAATGTACAGAAGTATCTGATATAAATTTAGCTCCAGCCTGACCTAAAGCAGCATTTTGTGCTTCTACGACTGTAAGTTTATGTAAACTTGAGTTTGCCATTTTATTCTCCTTTTGAGTGTACTTTAAGCTCTGGCATGAGCATGAACGTACTTGTTATAAAAAATTCTTAGTAGATTCGGGGTAAACCTTTTATATGATTTACCCCATAGTTCTACAAAACTATTTAACCTTATTTATTTGGTTATGATTTTTGAGCTATTCCAATGATTTCTAGCTTTAACTCTAATGTAGCAGCACCTGGGTCAGCAGAAACAACAATTTCTACTTCATCCGCTGCATTTTCAGAACTAATTAAAGCGCCATTGCATCTTAACAAGCCTTTAAAACCTGCGCTTTGACCGCAAGCTAATGCTGCACCATCCACATACCCATCAGTGTCGCCATCGTCTCCAACGTCAACTAGATTTGTAGTATTTGTACTAGCATTTAAAGCTGTAACTGCTACTGCCATTGGTACAAAATTATTAGGCATACCAATTGCACTTTCTTTGCCTGTTGTTGCACCGTTAGCTACAGTAATATGAGCTACATAAACATCAAGTTTAGCGTTATCAGATAAACCAAGCTCTCCAAAAGAATTGCTGTTAGCATTTAATATATCACTTCTCATATTAGTTAACTCCTTCCAGATTGATAAGTGCATGTGTTTCAGGTAAAGTTACTTCAAGACCTGCTTCTGTAAGAATCATATCTTTTCGTAAATCTTCATCTGCTTGTTGCACATTGGTTGTAATAGAAGTATCTCTATTCATACCATTACCAACTAGAGGTCTATATGAAACGTGGTCTAAATCAACTAAACCAAGAAATCCAGCTGCAAAACCTCTAAACAATGGTTCTTTAACTAAAGTTAAATCTCCATGTATAGTGTCTATTTTCATAACTTTATGACCAAATGTTCCTTGCGCTCTTTCAATCATATAATTAGCTTGAGTGCTTGCAGTTGAAATATCAATAAAACCATTTCCACCCATTTTATTGAAATGAGACATTACTGGTAATGAAGCTAACCCTAACTTAGAAGAACTTCCTCCTCTTGCAGGGTCAAATATTACTTCAAAATCAGTAAGTAAATCATCATAAGTCCATTGAGCTGCTTCATTTGATTTATAATAAGATTTATCAGCTGTATATGATAACTGTCCACCACCACCTTCAACTGTAGAATTTCTTATTATCTGACCAATAACACCATCAGTATATTGAACTCCGCTTCTTGAAGCTTGCTGACCAAACAACATTGCTCTTTCAATGTCAATTTTATGTTCTCTTAATTTAAGATTCCATATTCTTTGCCATTCATCAGCGTAACCACGATAAACTGTTGCTCTAGCAGTATTAGACATTTCACAAGCTGTTTTAAAGATTTGAGTATAACCAAACCCATTATCAAGCTCTTCTGACCATACGTCTGGAGCGCCTGAACCTTCACCAAATGAAGTACCAATTACTGTACATTGAGCATTATCAGTTATAGCCATTGCAGCACCACCAACAGTAGATACCGAAGTAATATTACATGTTGTTGTTGCGCCTGCATCTGTAACTGAGTTAATTCTAACAGTTCCGTATGAAGGTGTTGTACCTGATGCTGTAGCATTTAATGAAATTGCAACCATCATTCCTGGAACCAACCAATCTACTGATGCTCCTCCAACTGTGTCAAAACTCATTTCCATAGTTCCGCCTTCAGCTACAAGATTTACAGTACCTCCTCCTGCATGCAAAAAACTTCTATCAGTCATTGCTATTTTTGTTCTATCTTCTAAAAATCGGAATTGACTATCCGATGTTGGGACTTTTCCAACTTTTGACAAGTATACAAAAAATGGCGATTCTTCTGGGCTTAACTCTGCAACTCTATCACTAAAGTCGTACAGTCTTCTTGTGCTTAAATTTGCACTATCTGTAGTATTACCCCCAGGAGTACCAAATTTTACTTGTCCACCATTATAAGTAGGCATTTATTTCTCCTTGTTTATACATTTATGTTTACAATACTTTCGTACGTCCACCAGCCTGCATAACACCATCCCATATAGAGTCTACGTCATTTTTAGGAGTTTGAGGTGCTTGACCTTGTAATACTCCACCTTGTGCAGGTGTACCCTGCGTTTGACGAACACCATCAAGTGGTCTTTCTACTTGCTGATTGCCTCCAGACTCCATAACAGCTCTCCACATTTTAATAGCACCATCAACACCATACTCAGCAGGATTCTGTGCTGCAAAATTCATAAAAGAGTCTACTTCTTCAGGCGCTAAGCCTCTTTGCTGTAGTTCGGTCTTTAACTGCATTTCACCTTGCGTTTTTTGCAATCCTTGCATTTGTTGGTTGACAGCTCCACTAATGGAGTCCTGTAATTCTTGTTGTCTGAACTTGTACGATTTAGACTGAGGGTCATTATAGGCTTCCCATGGGTCAAATTCATCTTTATCTAATGCTATACGTTCAGGTTGTGTTGGTTGACCTTGTCCTTGTACCATACCAGTTATGGTTTGGGTTATGTCTGGACGTGATTCCAATAGTTGACCTATTTTTTCATATTGCTTTAGTTTAGAGTTTTCCGCTGCGAGTTTATCCTTTTCACTTTGGAAGTATTTTGCTTGGTCTTCCCAGTTTCCAGAACCCTCTTGCGTATTTGCGTTATCGTCTTGCCCTACATTATCAACGGTTTCACCTTCTAGATGTCCGTCTTCATATGCGTTATTCATTAGTTGTATTTCCTTCCTGCGATTCCTGTTGTCCTTGTTGAGTTTGACCACGAGTATTATCTCGTAATCTCTCTGACTCTAGTTTAACCGCATCTTTTAGTCTACCAGTCGCCAACTTGTTAGCGGCACGAGACTCATACTTTTGCTCTGCCAATTGGCTTTTGAATTTTTCTACTTCTGTACGTTTTCTAGCTGCAACACTTTCTCTGTCTGCAGTTTGTAAGTCGCCACCTAATTTTTTAAGCTGCTCTTGTGCCTGTCCTAACATACTCTGTAATTTACTAACTTCGTCAGTTCTTTGCAATACCCCTTGTTTATCAAATATTTCTGTTTTCTTCAATGCTTCTACCCTATCTATTAATCCAGCTTGATAAGCTTCCATGTATAATTGGAACTCTCCATACTTATTTGAAGGTAAACTTGAACCTCCAAGTATTCGTATATCAAACTGACCTACAGTTATATCATTTTCTATTGACTGTAGTTCATTAGTTTTGTCATCGTATAAACGAGAATTAACTGTAAATTCATTTATATCGTTATTAGGTTGTACTATTCTAAATGTCTTTTTAAATCTATAATGTTGTCTAGCCATATTGTATACAACTTGACCTAATCTTTTCATTGAACCTTCAATATCTCTTAATTTAGATTTTGAACGTCTTTGTCCAACATTTTCCATCATCATTGTAGCTGAATAAGTTCTAGGTGCTGCATCACTACTACCTTGCATCATTTCAAAAATACCCATATTTAAATCAATATAACCTTCAATCATTTTAGGTAATGTTAATATACTACCTGATAATGGTTGTGGTGAAGGAAAATGTGGTTCGCCAAAAGATGGGTCATATTCAATAGTTGCATTAGGGTTAGCCCAATCTCTTTCTAGTTCTTCAATATCACTAACACTGCCTTGAGGCACTAAAAGTTTTAAGCCTGCTGAAGCTTGTGCATGTGATGTAATAAGTGAAACTGTTTTATTTAAAAATCTTTGGAACGATTTATTTTTTCTAACATCACTCATTGGGTATGGAGTATTAGTCCAAATGTTTGGTACTGGTATAACAGGATATATATCTGTATCACATATCATCTCATACAATACTATTTGTCCTACAGTACATGTTAATTTAATTCTTGGTTGTGTAACTTCTACAAAATCTATTAAGCCAGCTTCAATTGCAGCAGCAAAATCTCTATCTTCTGCCATTGCAGTAAACTGCTCTTGAGTCATAATTCTTTCATCGCCACTTCTAGCGTCAACCACTCTATAATAAGGAACTCTTACTTTTTTGTAATGTTCAAGTAATCTATACTTTTCAATATGGTAGTCTTTATCTTTTGTATTGTCTGGAGTAAAACTTTCCATAGTTGTTTTATTTGTTGCATTAGGATAATCCTCTTCTTTACTAAATGTTTCTATTTCATCTATTAATAATTTTTCTGAGTCTTCACTAATTGGTTGACTCATTTGTGGATATAAATCTATTAACTGTTGTCTGGTTAATATAGTTGATACTATAATACCTGAAGCATCATCAAAATACTTATGTCTTGAATTAGGGTCAACGTAAACTCTGAATGGGTCTACATATGTAAATTTAACTTCACCTCTACCAAAGTCTGCATCTCTATCTAAGTATGCATAAAAATAACCTAAGCCTGTAACAGCGTAATCATGAACAACTTGTTTAAATACTTCATTACCATCTGATTTATCCCAAACATACTCTAATATAGTTTTCCATACATTAGCTAGTCTACTGTCAGAGTCTTCTCTTCCAACCGCAGTAAACTTAGGCTGTTTAGAAGTAACGATAGCTTTAAACTGTTCAATAGCAGCATATAACCTATCCATAGGCATTGATGATTGATTTCGTGAATCTAGTTCGTCAAGTTCTTCTGCTGAAAAGTGGTTACCTAAATAAAAGTCAATGTCTTCTCTAGCGGCTACATCCCAGTCTTTTCTGGCATCTCTCCACCTGTCAAACAATTCATTTATTTCTTTTACCCTTAAATCTTCTTGTATCATAGTTTATAATATAGTATTATTTCCTAGCTCCAGTCAACCAATTATATGCTTTTCTTGGCTTTGCCCAGGCCCCAGACTTACTTTTAACTTTCTTTTTAATCTTTTTTTGACCTTTAGCAAACTGTGTTGCAAGCCAGAACGCATCAATAGTATCATCATGACTTCCTTTTGGAAAGTCAAGTAATTCACCTATAAACTCATGCATTTCTTTTTTAATGTGTACAGCGCCTGCTTTAAACATTGGTTGTAAACCTTCAAATAATCTATCCTTTTTCTTTTGATTGTAATTTTTAATACCTTTTTCTATGCCAGGTAAAAACATTCCTTCACTTTTACTACGTTTCATAACATAATCTCTTAACATTTCTTGGTATGCTATAGTTTCTATGTTTATTCTTCGTATTGGCTGGTATCGTTTTGTAATTTCAAATATCTTGTCAGCACAGTCCATTGGTAAAACTCGTTCCCTCCAATACTCAATAACATAGTAATCGTAGCTATCAGTAACGCCAATAACCATAATAACACTATAGTCGTTCCTAGCACCAATTGTTGAGGCAGGGTCAACACCAATGTATATATTAACGTATTCTTTTCTACCATCATCAAGCTTAATGTACCAAGAGTTGTCCT